CAGGGCGGGTCGCGGGCGGCGCGCCGGACCCGGCGGTGGAGTGGCTGCGTGCGTCCCTTGCGCCGAAGGAGGCGGCCACGCTGACGGCGCGGGCCAAGCTGGCGCTGACGGAGGGCATGCGGCGCGAGCATGCGGATGATGATGACGGGGACGTCGATCTGGTGGCCCGCGAAATCGAAAAAAAAACAGAAAAAGCATCCGGGCAAGAGAGTGCATCGGATGCGGACTGATAGCGGGGCTGACGCTGGCCGATACGCTGGCGTCGGCCCCAGGCATGGTAATGGACCTGTACGTGCAGCGGCGTGATTATGACGACCAGCTGCACGGAATAACGCGCCGCGCGGCGGAGGAGTGGAGCGACTGATGGCAGTACGGGAGATCAAGACCAGCATATCGCTGGACGGGGAAAAAGCGTTCAGGCAGGCCGTGAACGACGCCAGCCGCGCTATGCGCGTGATGAATGCCGAACTGAAGGCGATAGGCGCCGAGTTTGGCGTGACGGGTGACAAGCAGCAGTTCCTGACGCAGAAAAGCAACAACCTGCGTCAGGCGATTGCCCAGCAGGAGCAGATTGTCCAAGCACTGAGCGGAGCGGTGAGCGACAGCGCACAAAAATACGGCGACGCGGCCCAGCAGACGGACGGATACCGTATTAAGCTGGCCAACGCCACGGCGGCGCTTAATCGCATGAAGCAGGAGCTTGCTGCTACGGACCGGGAGGCCGAAGAGCTGGGCCGGGACAGCACGCGCGTGGGGCGACAGATCGAGGACGGCATCGGCGACGGGGCGAAAGAGGCGCAGGAGAGCCTGAGCGATGCGGTAAGGCAGATGAAGGATGACATTAGCCGGATTGAGGGAAGCGTGTCATTCACAGTCGTTTCGCAGGTCGGGCAGTTTGTATCGGCAGCTATCGGAGATCTGCTGTCTTTTGTGGATGAATATCGAGACACGAGACAGAAACGGGCCATCGCGCTTAGTGGCATTCAGAGCGAAATGGCACTTACCGAACAGGAAATAGACAGGTATCTGTTGCAGATCGTAGGATTGACCGGAGACAGTGATGCGGCCTATGAAACGTTGCAACTGCTTGGGCAATCCAAAATTGACGAGAGCTTTTTTGAAACTGCATTGAAATATGTACTTGGCGGGTATGTGAAATTCGGAGAGGAAGCGAGGCCGGAGGCCATCGCGGAAAGCCTGCAGGAAAGCGCTTCTTCCGGTGAACTGACAGGCGCGATAGCAACCATGTACACCCGTCTGGGTGAAGATGTGAAAGCGATGAACGCGGCCATGGAAAACCTTCCGCCGGAAGAAAGGGTCAACTCGATCCTGACGGGGTTAACCGGGCATGGGTTGGCGGAAGCCTATGAGAAATTTATAAAAGATGAAGCCGATCTTGTGGCCGAGCAGAAAGCTGTGGAAAACCTGTCGCTCAAGTGGGCGGAGCTTGCAGCCGAGATGTCTCCGATCGTGACTGATATTATGAATTCTCTTGGAATGGTCGTCGATGACATATCCGATTTCGTCAGAAAAGCAAAGGAAAAAGGGTTTATTGCTGCTGTTTTCGATGAGGCGTTTGGCATAGATGACACCGGAAACAGCGATCTTTTTGACAAGGACGGGAATTTAAATCCGGCAGTCGGAGAGGCGTGGGGACTGACACCGGCGGAAATTGATGCCTATAACGCTGTGCATGCTGAGGACAACCGAAAGGCGGAGGAAGAAGCAGACTGGGCAGCTGAAGCCAGACGGATAATGGAGCAGGCAAAGCAAACGCGTGAAGAGAACATTTTCCCCGGCGTAGCGTTCCCTACTTTTTCCGACGATGAGTCAATAATGGTTAACGCGAAAAAGGACGGGATGACGTATGGCGAAAGCTATTTTTCTGGATTCCGTGAAGCGCTTGACGGCTTGATAGATGATTCAAAAAGCAGCATGCTTCCGACCTACGATGAGATGATGGAAGCCTATTTCATGGGCGGGGCGGATGCGCTAAAGGGCTGGATTGATTCGCTGGCTCTGAGCGAAGAGGACCGGGCCGCCGCTGACGAGATAATGAGGTCCATCGGAGTGGAGAGCGGTACAGGATTTGACGAAGGACTGAAAACGTCGATGAACACCGCCATCGAGAACGCGAAGATCAGCGGGAGCAATGCCGCGATGGGCGTGGGGAACGGCATCGCGGCATCCTCGTCATACGCTGTGCGGCAGGCATGGGACATGGCCAACGGGATCAACGCGGCGCTGGCGAGCATCGGCGCGGGGTACAATGCGCCGGTCATCGGGCGCTATGGGCCGTCTGGGAACGGCGACGTATATCTGGACGGGAAGAAGGTCGGCGAGACGATCGCGCCGACGGTGAACGCGTCGCTCGGCAAGGCGGCAGGACGGCTGACGAAGGTGGGATGATATGCGGTTTAACGGCGTGGACATCCGGGACGTGCACAGGGCTGTGAGCGTGGAAAAGGAGATCCCGCCCGGCATGCCGGAGATGACGATCGAGACGGCGCAGGGATGGGACGGCGAGACGTTCGTGGGCAGGACGATGGGGCGCGGCAGCTATGTGGTGCGCGTGAACATCGCCTGCCGGGAGCGGGAGGAAGCGTGGCGCGTGCGTGCGCTGCTGGCGCAGTGGGCCATGAGCAGCGGAAACGCCACGGCGGCGCTGGAGCCGACGCACTGGCCGGGCGTTGAGTATGACGCGGTCGCCGGAAGCATTTCCGAACCGGAGTTCGTGCGGGGGTTCGGGAAAGTTGTCATTACTTTCGTTCTGCCGCGTCCCGTCGCGCATGATGTGGCGGAGAGCCGGGCGAGCGGCAGCGGCAGCGTGAGCATGCTGGTGCGGGGGAGCATGCCGTGCCGCCCGGTGATCCGGCAGGTGCTGGCGTCGGGGCGCAGCGGCCTTGTGCTGACGCTGGACGGCAAGGCGTTTTTCACGGTGCGCGGACAGCTGAACGCCGAGCAGACGGTGGAGATTGACACAGGCCGTGCGGCGCTGACGGTGGACGGCGTGCATGCGGAGGAACGGGTGAGCGTGACGGGCACGGTATGGCGGCCCGGATTTACGCCCGGAGTGCACACGCTTGGCAGCAGCGACGGCGGCACGCTGGAGGCGAGGTGGCACAGCGAGTGGGCGTAGACGTATATCTGTTTGACACGCACAGGCGGGTGCGTCAGGTATTGCCGGATGTGCACGAGCTGGTACACGATGAGGCGGAGTGGCGGCTGACGGCGCAGATTCCCCTTTCGGCCGGGGCGCAGCCGGGAGAATATCTGGGGTTCACATGCGTGGACGGAGCCTTTCGCCTGTTTGGCATCGATGAGGCGGAGGACGACGAGCGCAGCGGCGTGACGGCGATCGACGCGACGGACGCGGCCGTGTGGGACCTGACGGGCGTGATTGTGAAAAGCGTGAAGCTGGAGGACGCCGGAGCGGCGGAGGCGTTCGGCGCCATCCTGAGCGGCACGGGCTGCGCGCTTGGCACGGTGACGGCCACGGGGAGGACCGGGGACATCGACATCTACTACCAGAACGCGTGGAAAGCGCTGCAGGACACGCGAGCGACCTATGACGCGCGGCTGGTGGTGCGATACGGGATTGCGGACAACGTCATCACGGGCATGGCGCTGGACGTGCTGGCAAAGGAAAGCGTGTTCCGCGGGCGGTTCTTCGACACGGCGGTGGATGCGGAAAGCGCATACTTGACGCGCAGCGGTAGACCCGTGACGGTGCTGTACGGCCTTGGGAACAGCGTTTCGACGGGCGACAACCCGCAGAAGCTGACGTTTGCGGATGTAGTGTGGAGCGCGGCGGGCGGCGATCCGGCAGACAAGCCCGCCGGGCAGGACTGGATTGGCGACGCGGAGGCCATGGCCATCTATGGACGTGTAGAGGACGTATACACCAACCAGTACCAGGACGACCCGGCCAAGCTGCTGCGGGAAACGTGGGAACAGCTTAAGAAGGTGTGCAAGCCGATTGCGACTGCTACGGCCACGGTGCAGGACATGGAGTTCGTGCCGGGGTATGAGCATCAGCAGGTGCGGCTATGGGACACGGTGGCCATCGTGCGGCGTGACGGCACGGCGCTGGAAAGCACGGTCACGGGCATCGAGCGGGACTATGTGCACCCCTGGCTTACGAAGCTGAAAACGGGAGACGAGGACCATGACGAGCCGAGCCTTGCGCGAGAGATGGCGAGGGCCAGCGCCAGCATGGAACAGCTGAGCAACCGCGTGGGCGGGCACGGCGCCGGGATCAGCGAGAACAAGCAGTTCATCGTGGAGAATCAGGAGATCATCCGGCTCCACACGATCAAGATCAACGAGAACGGCTCAAAAATCCAGGAAACCGAAATCCGCATGGCGGATGCAGAAATATCTCTGGATGCACAGGAAAAAGTGCTTACCAGCCAGGGAGAACGGCTATCCCAGGCGGAGGTGGACATCAACGGGGCGAAGGCCGAGATCGCGCTGAAAGCCAACCAGACGACCGTTGATGCGCTGGGCACGCGGGTATCAAGCGCGGAAGTGCGTATAAGCGGCGCAGAGGCGAAGATTGAGCTGAAAGTCAATCGGGACGGTGTGATATCGGCCATCAATCTGACGCCGGAGGCTGTAACGATACAGGCCAAGCGAATTGATCTAAGCGGCTATGTGACGGCAAATCGGCTAGAATCCGAGATAGCAAATATGGAAAATACTTTTTCAAATATGATATCAACAAAGATATTATATGCGCAGAATATGTTCCAATATCAAGGGTGGACTGTGGGGCTTAGCGAGGAAACTTTTGTTACCCGTGTAAGATTCCCGACGCTATCGTCTCAGCGAATAAGCCGTCTTATTGCGGATGATGCATATGTGGTCGTGGGATATGCGCAGAACGGAAGCACTTCGAGCGAAAAGTACCGCTATTTATCCTATTGATAATGTTAGGGGGAAAATACTATGGAAAACCTGCATTTATGGCTGAATGCTATCAAGGATAAACTGGAAACAGTACATGTAAGAGGGCAAAAAGATATCAATGCGATGTCCGCCATTTTTAATACCTTAGATGATCTTTCGGCAAAAGCGATGCAGGAGGTGAATCAGAGTGAAGTTGACAACCAGCAAAAACCTTGAGTATGAAGTTTTCTGGGCCGGGCTGCGATTGGCCCATAGCCGGGAAATGATCGTGCAAATGGAAGAAAAGAGGCCGCTGGTGGATCTGATTACCGAGCTGGACGGGATTGATTGGGCCAAAACCAGCGGACCTGCCGGGCAGCCGGACAGGGAATATCAGGGGCCGATGCGGCTGATGTCGGCGGCGAGGATGGATAACGGAACGGTGCTGATTACGCTGGAGATGGAGGGCGCGGCATGAGCATTGCCATGAGGCTGAAATACAAGGTGGAGCGGGACGCACCCCTTGTGACGCGGATGCCGGTGACACTGCTGATGCAGGGCGACGAGGCGGCGCAGGAGATCGTGGTGGAGATGCTGGACGGCGGAGCGCCGATGAATCTGAGCGGATACAGCGCCGTACTGTATCTGCGGCGTGCAGACGGACAGCGGGTGAGGAACCCGGGGAGCGTGACCGGCAATGCGGCGAGCGTGACGCTGGATGCGGCATGCTACAGCGTACCGGGCAGCTACATTGCCAGCATGGTCCTGAGCGCAGACGGCGAGGACCGCACCGTGCTGAGACTGGCCGGGTACGTGGAGAGCGACGGAGAGGGCCCGGTGATCGATCCTACCGGCGAAATACCAGGCTATGATGATCTGGCGCGCGCATACGCTGAGCTGGAGGCGGCGATCAAGGCGGCGGAGACGGCGACGGAAGCCGCATCG